TGCGACGTATTCATCGATTCTTGCACCGCCGGCACCAAAAAGTGTCTCTACTCCGCCGACTAACTGTTCATAGCTTGCGACATTATCAAGAGCACTCTTTGTCAGTGCGGCGAATGCAACTGTACCGGCACCGACTGCAGCAGTCACTCCGGCAAATGCTTTCCCGGCTATTCCGCCAAGTTGTCCGACTGCTCCGGAAAATCCCGAGGAATCGACTTTGGTATCAAAATTTAGTGTTCCGTCTGCCATTACTTACTGTCTCCTTCACCATTTAATAGCGCGGAAGGATTTCCGCCATTCATAAGGATTTCAGTAAGGTCACTTTCGGCCTTTGTTTGCTCATATCTTCCTGGAAGAGCATACATACGTTTCATACGCTTATAATGCTCCTTTTGCTCTTTTGAGAGTTTGGGAGAGATTTTCATAGACCTGTAGCCTATGATTTTCATTATCTGCGTATCTTCCGGTAATGAACGAAAAAGGGCCCGAAACTGCCACCAATGGAGTGTTTCTTTTGCGAGGTCTATCCGATAAGCGGACATAAACCCGGCATAAATGTAATCGGCGTCGTACTCGTAGGAAAAAACTGTTTCACCGCCCTCATCTCCGCCGGCTGTCTGCCGTGGTTCTGAACCGCAACGGTAAAACCAAAAGATTTTTTCGATTGCCTCCCGAATTGTCGTTTCGTCAAAAACTATTCCGGGATAGTAAAGTTCGAGCATTGTAAGGATTTTATCTTCGTCTGATAGTTCAGGGTCGGACAGCATTTCCTCAAAGATAATCCCTGTGCGGAAGGATGTATCAATCTTTACCGAATTGCCGGCAATCTCAACCACTTCCGGCATACCGTCTAAAATGAGATTCAATGCTTTTTAGCAGAAACGACCTGACTGAAAGACTTAGACCGCTGGGTATACTTATTCGTCAGGTCATTAATCTCTTTCTTTGCCCCTGCCGCACATTCTGTAAGTTCTGCAATGGCTTCCATGTGATCTCTAAGGTTCATTCTGTCCCCAAAGAGTTCCTTAGAGGTACCGTCTCCGAAAATCCTATCAAAGTATTCCCTCGCCACCGTACACTGCTCACGGAAGGCGTCTGCTACCTTTTCATACTTCCGATCGCGGGCATCTGTCGCCTTGTTATGCATATCTCTTGTAGCGGTCTCATATCGCTCCATAAAGTCAGCATCGAAAAAATCTCCCTCGAGTTCCTTGCCTAAAACTACGATTTTCGCCATATTATTTTCTCCTTTGGTCGAGGCCATGAAAAAGGAGAAACAATCCGCCTCGTTAGATTGCCTCTCCTCTGCCCAGCTTCTGCCGTATGGTCAGAATACTGTAATCAGTTCACTATGCGTCGTAGGCTCCCTTGAAGTCTCCGGCGGTAAATGTCTTTGTTACTGTATCAAACTTCCCCTGAATAGGGTCCCCTACCGCATGCAAGGTACCGGATACAGATACCTTCTCTCCTCCGTCTCCCTCATAGTCGGAAACCTCGTTTGCTACGATGAATTTACGGGCTTTGAAAAGCGCTGCTGTTTCTGTAGGGTTACCGATAGGATTGTACAAATCAACACGAACATACTCGTGCTGTGCATCCCCTCCGGTGTGATGATCGCGCCCATCCTTCCATAATGCGGTAATGGCCGCCTGAGAAGGAATGTGGTCTGCTTCATAGGAGAATTCAGTCTCATATCCGATAATATCGGTAGAGCTTGAAGTCTCATTGATGTAAGTAGTTGAATCAGTCTGTGCGGAAGGGCTTTCATTTACACTCTTGAAGCCCGTTCCCATAAGTTCAAACTTGTCCCCAACCTTGATATAATCCGCAATTTTATTACGGACTAATGCCTTTCTGTCTGCACTAGCCATATCTTATACCTCCTTAAAATATTGTAGTGTTAATTGAATCTGATACCTTGCTGTTGTCATAGTCGCATCGAACATGTAGCCCGGTGCGTCTACTATCAGTTTTTCCGCCTCGCACTTCTCCGGCATTTCCGGTAGAACTCCTGCCTTACTTTGAGATTCTATCCAGTTACAGAGATTCTCATAAAATGTACTGTTCTGGATATTCTCAAGCCTGTCCAGAGAGTAATACTCACGGGAGCCGAAGGTAAATTTGTATTGGCGGATACTTGAGCCGTCAAGGGACTCTTGAATAACCGGAGATACTACTCCGGTCTCTATGGTGTACTCCACTGCCTCATTTCCGAGAGCATCTACTCGGAATACACCGTCTTTTAGCAAAGGGCATTTCATGAAATAATCGGTCAACCCCTTTATGATTGAATCTATCATTTTCTAAACGCCCCTCCAGCAGCCTTTAATATTGAGTCTCGGTAAGAAGCCTTCATGTTCTCAAACCACATCCCTCTTGCCTGCGGATGTGCCGGAGAGCCTCCGGCATTGTTGTAATACTGTCGTCTTGCATATGGCGCAAGGTAGTTTATTTCTCCGGATCCTATTACGGTACCAAGCGTAGCACTCTTAATCATCATTCCTGTACGCATAGGAGTCAGCTTGTCCATATACCTTAGGCACTCGCTATCAACTATTTCCTGCGCCTTGATGAAATCAGCGCGTTTCTGCTTTCCGAAATGCTCATTCCACTTGAGCCCAAATTTAAGATTCTTACCTTCTTGAACAAACGAAGCCGGAGTATTGACATCCGAGAAATTTCTCTTTGCGCCCATTATGCGCCTCCTATCCTCCAATGCTTTACAATGTCGCTCCCGCGGACTGTATTATCAGCGTATTCTGTCACAGTAATCAGCTTAAGCCCCAGTTCTTCCGAAATCTTAGCAATTTCTTTGCCTGTATAGTTTTCCTTTTCGGTAACTAAGAGAGTAAGAAGGATAAAGTCTCCTTTCCGGATAGTCCAGTATCCGTCCGCATTTTCTGCTTTACGATACTTTCTCTCCGGGAGATATTCCTTTCCGATCTCTGCGCCGATTAAAGGCACTCGTAACTTATATATGCTTTGATTCGTCCAAACTCCATCATTTGCACTGACACCCTCACTTTCATAGTAAGAGGCCCCTTTAATCCTTGTCGGAACAAATACCTCAGTCCTGGTATTCACATCGTATCGTGCATTGAATAATGTAATGTCTGCCATACTGTTACACCCCAAAATCCATCAAGCCTGTTTGGGACAGATACGCATACGCTGCCTGATACAGGCTTTTCTCTGAAAACGCCGCCATATCCGCCTCACTGGAGCCTCCGAAGGATACAGAGTACCCGTCATTGGATTCGCTTGATATCTCTCGCCCTTCATGGGCATTTTTCCTCTTTTCTTCCCAGAACAAAATCTCCGCCATAGAGCAAACAGCCAGCCGGACTGCAATTCCACAATCCGTCTGACTGATTCTCCCCATAGTATAGTGATCCAGCTTTGCGCTGGCTCTTGTGGCGAGCCGATTAAAGGTACTTTCGTCCGTTATACGGTCGCCGAGATACTCGCTCCGGTAGAACGCATGCTCGGCGTATTGCATAGGCTCTCCTTACTGTGCTGTGTGTGCGTAAATACCGGGAAGCTTGTTGTCTCTTACCTCTGCAATTCCTGCAGTACGATAGCCGAACTTCCAAGCATCGGCATCCTGGTTCTGATCAGGAGTGATAATCTTGTTTACAGTGTGCTTCTGGAACTGAATAACCGCTCTCTTATCTACCGCAAGGAAGTTGATTGCTCCGGCTCCCTTGAATCCTCCGGCTTCCTGTCCACTTGTAGTACCGTTGTTAAGGGTAATGGTCTTGAAGAAGCGGGAAGAAGGCACTTCGATAATGCCAGCCCATCCATCAAGTGCCGCACGGCTTGCAGTGGTATCAAGCCCGTCAATTAAATCCTTAAGAGGGGACTTAATGAACAGGTAAACAGTATCTAAGCTTGCTTCTGCGTCCTTAATAGCGCTCTTTGCCGCCATAACCGCATCAATCGTCGCCTTACCGTTTGCCAGTGCTCCGGTAGCAGAACCAATTCCTGCCTTTGAAGCGTAAGCACCTAAGCGGTATGCGTCGAGCTCCGGAACAACCTTAGTACGAACGAACTCCGCAGATAAAGAAGAGAATACAGGTGTAGCCTCCATCTCATCCAGAGCATCTACTGTGAACATTCTTCCGCGGTCGTATCCGATTTTCTTAGTCTCATACTCGAAAGTCACAGAGCCGTTTACATACCCGCTGTTTCTTCCGTAGTTCGCAAGTCCATCCATGGACATCTTAGGAATGAGCAGCTCGTTTGCATTTGCTCCCTCTTTTACCAGAGTGTTGTCTCCGTCGAGGACTCTTGTTAAAGACGCAAGCTTATAAACCTCGTCCAGCGCCTCGGAATAGAACTTTCTTAACTGAATTACATTTGCCATTGTTTTTTCCTCCGTTGATTAAGTTAATTTTTCTCTGCCGGGAGTCCCATGAGTGCTCTCATAGTGGAGAAATCAGCGGAATTACCGCTTTCGCTACCTCCGGTTCTCCCAACCGCGTTTTTGTGTGGCTCATCTGAGCCGAACATATAGGAATCAGACTTCCGAATAGCTTCAAGGGCTGTCTTAATATCAGCACTCTGGTCTTTGGATGCCTTGAGGGAATCAATATCGAGCATTGCCATGATGGCCTTCGCATTTTTACCGCCTGCAGCAGTAATTGCTCCGGATAAAGTATCATTGAATGCACGCTCTGCTTCTTTGGCGGTGTACTCATCATCCTTTTTCTTTAGGTCGCTCTGCAAATCGGTGATTTGCTTCTTAAGCGCTTCAACATCCACACCATCAAACTTCCCTAGACTCTCTTTTGCGGTATCGAGCTGTGACTTGTAATTGTCCCTCTCTCCTTCCGCCTTTGTCGCCTTGGCTTTCTCCGCAGCGATGTCCTTTCCATTCTCGGCCATGATTTTGTCAATCTGTTCCTGTTCGAGCCCAAGCTCTTTCAAAAATTCGGTTTTCATTGTGTCTCCTTTCACACATAGGTTGTTTTAGGGCTTTAACCAGCGCCCCGTGAATAATCCGCCTTTAAGGTCTCGGATTCCAGACCAATAAAAAGACACCCTCCCAAATGGGAAGGTGCCGATTTAATATGGTATAGAATGTTAAATATGTTCGAGTTCTTCGGACATACAATCAAGAATAGCGTAGTCGCTTTCTCCCCCTATTCCTCCTTCTATCTTGCCTCTATTATCAGCCTCTACTACAAAGCACTGTCTTTCCCCTTGTCGGGTTACATCAACAATCACTCCAGTAATATTCTTCTTCTTTACTCTAACCTTATCAAATAACTTAAACATTCCATTAACCTCCTATCCTATAAGCGGTTATAAATCTCGGCATAGCACCACTCTTGTCTATTCTCCAAACAGTTCTAAACGTCCTTTTTTTTCTACCGACGCCAAGCATCATTGGGATTGTATACTGCTGTCCTCCTTCTGGCAAGACTTCCGTAGTTTCTATTTTGCTTCGGTCATATTGCCCTAGAAGATTTCTCCTTAGCCGCTTCTGGTCGCTTATACTGTTCGTATAGCCAACAGAAAAGAACTCAGCTGCGTGTTTTGCTCCGGGTTTTAAACAAAACTCGGAAATTTTGCGATTATCTATAGTGACTATATTTTTATTAACCTCTGCTATTTTCCACTCTTTGTAGGTGGCTTGGCTGGGGGATATTCGCCCATTTAGATCATAGTATATTCTTTCCCGCTGTTCAAGAAATCCAAAGTAATCGCAAAACGCCTTGTACTCATCGAGCTGGGCTTGATATTTGCACTGCTCGATAGTAATATCCTCGGAATCTGCTCCCCCCTCTTCTAAGAGTTGAACCTCTTCCCTCTGTGCGCGCATATTCGTCTCCATACGGCGCTGTTTCTGCGTAGCTTCATAGGCGTTGTACTCTTTACCACGGAAGGCTTTCTTTCGTGCCTCTCGAGCGTTTTGCTCCTCAAGCCACTTATCTGTATATGTTCGCTCGGAGCCCTCAAAGAACGGGTAATACTCGTGCCGGCAATTCCAACCGAGCAATCCTCCTCCGCTTCCAAGGCCGCAGATACTCTCAAGCTGTTTCTTGGTGTAGACCTTCCCTTGCCATGCAGCGTGGTCTGGTCTTGCTCCGGCATGCCAAGATACCTCAAATTTCTCAACTCCAAGGCTTTCGGCATTCATATCCATAATTTTACCGGATAACTGGGAGGCTCCGGTTAATACCGCTCTGCGCGCTGCAACATCTACTCTGTTGTGCCAGCCGGATGCGTAGTCTACAGTTCTAAGTCCGCTGTCTGTAAGTTCCTTACACACCCTGCGAATCAAAGTGTTGTAGTCGTAGGCTCCTGAAGTAAGCCCAATCATTGCCTGATCAAGGTAGCCGTTGTATATCTCAGAAAGAGGAGTATATACAGGTTTTCCTTTTCCAATCATGAATCCCAAGGATCTAGTTATTCCGAAAAGTTCCTTCTCCGTCTGCGCCGTGATAGCTTTCACAGCCTGTTGAAGTTGGTAGTTTTCCTTGTAGGGAATAAAGTTGCTCGTGATTCTTTCATACTGTGGCTTGTAGATTGTGTACTCATTGGCTATCACCTCCTCATACAGCCTCTCTACCTCCTTAGCGTTGTACCCAACAGCAGAGGCTATTATCTTCTCTATGTCGCTAGTGCTTTTCCCGAGCATAAGCATGCGGTTTAATTGCCAGTCTGCCATGCTGGTTATCTTACCGGCTTCTTTTATCCTGCGGACTACATCCGCCATAATATCCTGCTCAAGCTTTCGGTATTTAGCCTCTAATCCTACCGCAAGAGAGGAGCTGTAGCTTTCTCTCACGGCAATACTGTAGACGGCTGCTCAGGCAGATTGGCAGCAGCAGTTTCCTCGTCCTCTTGGTACCACTTCGCCCTATACTCAGCAAGCCCCATAACACCCATAGCGACATCCTTGCGATCCTGCTCGCGTTCGCTCTCTTCGTCGGTAAGGATGCTGTCATTAAATGCACAGGAAAATTCATACCTTGTCGTATATAGTTCGCTGTAGAAAGCGAGAGCGTCCACAAAGTCAGAAAGACAATCTCGGAGGTTCTCTTGGATTGCGTTCACTCGGTTATATTTCCGCTGCTTAGAGGCTCTAATCTCTGTCGCTGTCTTATCTACCTCTGAGGCGTCTGACAAATCCCCATAAGCAAGGCCTACAATGAACTCAATGTTTCGGTATGTCTTTTCCAGCCCCCTAATATAGGCTTCGTCTCTCATAGCCGGAGAGTATTCTTTGTATAGCTCCCCTTGATTTTGCTCAAGATTGAGCCCTCGGTATAGCCTCTGCTTTCCTTCCGGAAGCTTCACTCGTCCATCCTTATGGCGGAGGGCTCTCTCATCTACATGAACGGCTCTTTCTCCGGAGCTGTATTCCCAATCAAGACGGCCGTACTGGATATCCGCCTTTCTAATTGCCGATACTGCAGCAGAATAGATAGAAACGCCACACGGAGAGCCGTCTACTCTGTTCTTAAGCGGCACCCGGAAGTATCCGTAATCATTCTTTGTCATTCCCGGAAAGACAACGGGTCCAGGCTCAATGTTCGCCCACTCGTCTATGTCAGCAAGATTCCCCGGAGATCCTACCATGCTTTCCGAACTGGAACGATAGCACCGATTCTCAATAACAAGATTGTGGTTATCATCGAAATAGTGCCGTTCCACTCTTGTAAACCAACTGCTCTCTCCTACCTTCTTGCGTGTAAAGAACATAATGTCCGAAGGCTTGCCCTCATCATCAAAGGCAATAGGCACAAATTTATCCGCTGATACGAATTCCGACCGCCCGTCTCCTAGTGGCTTAAGGATAAAAGAGCCTAGTGCAAGGCCGTCTTGCAAATTCTCGTTAAGGTCTCGAATGGCATTCTTGAGCATAGAGTCCAATACTGGATTATCAATACTGGCCTCCATCTCTCCAAGAGCAATATCCGCGAACTCTCTACAGATACACTCCTCCAGCTTAAGAGATGTAATTCCTTTATCTTCGTTAATCCAATCCGCTGCGCCGCATATCATATCCTTCCACAGATTGATAGCGTCAATCATAGGCTGGGACATCGTGATATCTCGCCCGGCTATGCCTTTCATGATATTGTAACCGAACATCTTACCCATTACTCCTTTCAGCCAGTTTGTTAGATTTTCAAACATATTATTCCCCTATCAGTTCCTTTATATCTCGTTCATAGGTGTACTCCATGGCATCCAGGCTATCAATGTCCGTGGAGCCGTCGTCCAATCGTATATCGTTTTCCTTCGCTTTATCCCATACAGCGTCTGAGAGTGCCTTGCGTACAGTCTCAGCATCGTCAGTAATCCAAAACCGCCTAGCGCCCATAAGCCGAAGCATGCAGTTAATACGATCATTAATCCTATCCTTCTTTGCCGGACGAACAATGATAAACGGAAATTCCTTTTCTACCGCATTGCGGATAGATGTACCAAGTACACTTTCCGCGTTATCCCAGTACACACTCTCCAAGTTGTGATATCCGTCATAAGAGGTCGTTCCATAGGTATCTTCTACATACCGGACAAAATCAATAAACAGCGCGTCTAACTTATTGCTGTCTATCGCTTCCCCTGCGTCTGTCGCCTTAATCCTTCTGGAGGCAAGAATAATCATATCGTGGTATCCGTCTACATACCCCCTGGCTACAAAGGCGTGGCCTGATTTATTTCCTCCGAAGTCCAGCCCTATTTCAATGCCTGTAATGTCCTCTCTGCGGAACTGCTTGCAGTTTGCACTGGGATCTATGGCGTCCACTATCTCGCATTTAAACAGTGTCGGCTCATCGGCAAACTTCCTGTATATTGCTCCCTCGGCTCTCTTCCAGCGTCCAAGGATTAGGCGGTCATAGTAGATTGTTCCGCTGTACTCCTTGCAGAGATTGTCCACAAATTCCTTGGACAAGTGCGGATTATCAAATATCGTGTATTCCTGAAGGTACATATCCACATCAGAATCTATAAATTCCTTCAGCCAATGTGTAGGATGCTCCGGATTACAGGCTCCATCAAAGCAGGAATAAGGCTTATCCAAACGGGATTGCAGCATCCTGAACACTTCTTTATTCCACTTTGCTATCTCGTCGCCATAAGCGTACTTTATTGAGGCACCCTGTATCTTTGCTACCTGAGATACCTTTTCCGCTCCGAGGCAGTACACATCCTCGCCGAATAGTCGGACTATATTCCGTGAGTTAATCGTTCCGACACGCTTTGCGGTGTATACCTCTCTCATAGGCTCAAGTACATTTCTTTCGATTGTGTCTCTTGATACTCCAAGGATAACCACAAGCCCTGGCTTTCCAATCAGGTCTATAATCCGCATCGGTATCACAGCAGTCATGTCTACAAAGGACTTTCCGGAACGCACCGCACCGGATTTAATGTTCCAACGCCGTGTCGCTTGATTAAGATATTCAGTTTGTTTCGGACTTAAACTTATCACGGTTCTTCATCCCCTCTATGAACTGTAATACAGCGTCATTGTCTGTTGTCTCCACCTCGTACTTATCACGCTGGCCAAGATACTGCTTGCCTAGCCATATCGCCATTGCTGCGTTTTTCTCTGCCAGCCTAAACTGCGCCCGGCGGAGTGATATTTTCCCCGGACTCCGCTTTTTGTTGTAAACTTCGGAATAACTTTCGTTGTATGTTCTTTTTGCCCACGCGTCTAATGTCTTATCCGTGATGGAGAACCATCCGCATATTTCTTCTTTGCTACATTGCAGGCCACACAGCTTTTCAAACTCTGACTGGTTTATTTCTTTCCTTGGTCTTGCCACACTCCACCTCCTCTCTAAGGCATACAAAAAGCCCGAGGCTTATTCCCCCGGGCTCTGACTTCAATTTCGCACTTTAGATATTATCACACTTGAAACGGACAATACGGGACAAAACGGACAAATATTAACAATCGCCATCTTTGAGATATCTCTCCAGCTCTTTCCTAACGCTTTCCCCACCACCTGATAGCTTAGCGCCTACTTCCTCCCAAGTGTAATTGTCAAAATACTTAAGGTGCACTATGTGCCGAATACGCATAGGAGTAGATGACAACCACTCCTCGACTTTTACTTTCAACTCATGGGCTTCCGTCTTTTGGAGATATAGGAGATGCTCTTCCCGGTTAATAAGGTCCATTTCCTCCTCCGGGAATCCTTCAATCTTGAAGCTTGTCTTGATCCACGGGAACTCCGGGCTTGACCCTTCAACCTTGTCTACAAGAGTAGTCCTGCTCTCCTTCAACCTGATTATTCTCTCCTCGGTCTCCTTTATGAGCTCGCACGCGTCCAAGTACTGCTCGAGCATCTTCTTCTCCATATCATTCCACCTTTCCAAGC